AAGTCAATACCGTGACCAGAGGTTCCTATTACTAGATCGCCGTCATTTATTTTGACGTTTCCATTATTAAATAATGTAAGTTTATCGACATAAGAACCTGAAGTATTATTTGCAATAGTTAAATCATTATCATCTTGGTTTGAACCGATTCTCCAGCCATCACCGTTATCGTCTCCTTCATCAGCTATAAGATATAGATTAGCGCTTGTACTTTCATTACCCTTTACTGTTAAATCTCCAGACCCATCAAAAGTAAGATTTGCCTCGCCAGCAATAGCATTGGCCCCAGTCACAGTAACAATTGTATTATTTGTTGAGCCTGTTAATGCCGCGCCACCGGATGCAGGGGTTTGCCATGAACAAGTACCATCACCGTCTTCTCTTAAAAACTTAGTGCCGCCCGATTCACCTGTTGATTTTATGACAGTACCCTCAACAGGAATATCGCTTAAGGTTCCATCAAGTTTAAATAATTGAATCCAAGCATTATTAGCCGCGTTTCTTATTTTTAAATATCCGCTATTTGTATCAGCCCAAAATTGATAGGCGTATTTTGTAGATGGTTCACTACTAGCCGAATTAGTGGAAACAATAGCCGCAAGTACATTATTAATATCTGATCTAACCGCCGAACCTGTGCCGTTAGCAATTACGTAATCATGCGTCGCCATTTCTCTTTGCCATACGTATCGTTAGGGTTATTCTATACTGTTTTGCCGTAACCCACAGCCGACCAAGTGAAATTTCTATCAACTGCGGCATTACTTGAATTTTTAAAGGTCACAACAAAAGAACTACCTGTTACCGTTCCCATCTCTATATAGTCACCGCTTGCCAAGTTCATCGCATTTATACCAATCGAAGGTAAGTAAGCGTTCGTTCCTCCTAGGCTACCTGTTCCCGTAAAGAAGTTTTTAGAAAAATTGACTGTTTTACTACCTGCCCCAGATGCAACCGCCCCAGTGCTTTGTTCCTGTCTTCTTTGAAGTGTGGCCGTGTATCCCAATTCATTAACGAGAATATTTTCATCTGTATTATTACTTGTAAGTATCGTTTTAAAATCAAAGCCTCGGCCTGTAAAAGTACCATTAATAAATTCTTTCCAACCTGACCAACTAGCACCGCCTGAAGCCGGATCATCATCAGTAGATCTTAAATATAATTTTGCATCTACATTTAATATTGCTGCCCCATCCCAATCGTCAATTGCGTCAACATCTGCCACCGCATCGAAATCATCAGCAGGTAAATAAGCCGTAGTTACAAAATGACGTTTTAGATCAAGTGAAAATTTAGCGCCTAAATCAAGTTTATTTGCAAAGGTATATGTTCCCTCGTTATCAACATCACCAGAAATATCGAAATCCACCATTGCGTCAACATCTGGAATTGTGTCGAACAAAGAGGTTCCCTGAAGCGTTAAAGCATCTAAAGAAGATTTGTAAAAAGTATCAGAATTAGTTCCTTGAAATGGTGGAGAATCAAGATCTTCTCTTCTTGTTAAAACAGGCAAAGCACCAATAGGATCAGGAAGATCAATCACAATTGAAGTCGCGCTTGATATTCTTCCGCCTGAGTCTTCAAAGGCTAAAAATATTTCACCTTCTACCATTGGAATTGTTGCTTCTGTTTGGCTTCCAGCTTTTGCAGCAATAAGCGTTACAGCATTAGAAAATGTTGCCGTTCCATCTGTTTTATTGGACTGTCTAAATACACATTTACCGCCTAATTTCACGTCAAGGTCGGTTGATTGATCCCACGTAAGCCGCCCAGTATTTGCGTTGATTGCTTCAAAGAAAAGATTAGTTGGTGCCGCTGGCACTGCTGTTTTTCCTACGGCTGTATAAGTTAATTCACTAGGAACAGAAGAAGAGACGCCAATACCACTGATAGAAAATACTCTTACTTCATAATTTCCAGCGGTTGCATCAAGAATTTCATAATCAGGTCTTGACAGTACGTCAGATGAAACAAAATTATCACTTCCCTTCCTCCATTGAACACGATATAAACTAGCTCTAGGTACTGATTGCCAACTAACAATAATTTTTACTTTTGCTTGATTATTTTCCTCATAAAATTGCTCTGTTGCAGATAAAGCACCGGGAGCATCAGGAGGTGTATTTAAAACACTTGTATTTCTTGTTGGAAGTGTTGAACCGTCTTCTACATAAGCGTATTTCCCAGAGTTATAAGGCAGCGCCGTGACAACATAATTAACGCCCTCTTCTTCTGTAATTGATAAAACTCGCCATTGAGTTGTTTGAACTGTGTCGTTTTGATATATCCAAACAGAATTACTATTTGGCGCGGAACTAAAAGCAGAACTAACGGTTATCTCTGCGCCTACTATTCCGCTAATTGTTTTTGTTTCAACGGAACCATCAGAAAGGACAACGGATAGCCGAGGACTTTCTGATAGTCCTAAATCTGTTTGGTCAGTATTATCAACGGTTACAACTGTTGTAGTGGCTGATTTAATTAGGCCACCGCGCCTCACTCCAGCCCTGACAGGATCGCTAATCTCTATTACTGCGCCGGGTCTAATTAATACGCCTGCTGATAATCCAATTGAAAAAGTTACAATCTCTGATTCATGTTGTTCTGTATAAAGAAGCCAACGACCTAAACGCGCCGCCTGATTTCGTGACGTACAAAAAAGACTTTTTACCTGTTTAACAACTGATCCATATTTTGCTTGGGCTGCTGTATCAACAACTTCCTCATAATCTATTTCCTGCGTTTCCATATCGAAATAGCCGCAATTAACAACGGTATGACGACTTTTTAATGATGAGCCTGAATAGGTAAAGCCACCTTCTCCCACGTTGGCAAGCGTGAAGAGATAGCTTGCGTCTTTTGGTGCATCCTGTGAGATCGTTAAGGCGCCCGTACTCCAAAAGGGCATACAACGCATCACAGAACAAAGATCATTAATTAATCGGTATGCGTCTACCTGTTGCTGAACAACTCCATTAACTGCAAACCTTGGTTCTGTTCCTCCATTGCCATCATCAACACTTGCGCCGCAATATTGCGAAACAGCATAAAAGTCATATTTAGAAAGTTGACTAGCCGAGATATGAGCGCCACACCCCCAACGGGTATTAACTAATAATTCATGGAGTATCCAGGCGGGATCTGTTGTCCATTCTGGGTCTGTTTTAAATGAGCCGTTCCAACTTCCCGAATAACTAATTGCACCCGTTGTTGAATTAACTGTTCCATTTGACGGTATTGGGATTTTTAATCCACGAACACGATATGAACGATTTGGGGTTTGTGGAAATTGCTCAGAATCAAACCTTAAAGCTACATGCGCCGTATTTGCGTATGCTCTTTGTTCAAATAAAATTTCTGTATAAGACGACCAATTAAAAGCATCATGTTTTTTGGGGTCGGTATTATCGGCGGCTGTCCTTTTTACTGTGACCGTTAAAGGGTGAACAAGAGAACCATCGTTAAAACTTATTAGATAATCTTTGAAATATGCACTTGAAGTTCTACCGCTAATTGCATCATCACTAATCGGTGTTGCAACTGTTCCGTTATTATCTGTAATTTGAATTGTAACGTAAGTAGTTAAACCTGAAATACTGCCGTCATCATTAAATTCCTGTAATCTCGGAACACCAATCGTTACTCTAACTGCATCAATTCCACTTGTTAAAGTTCGAGAAACAGATGAAGAATAAGTAACAGCACTATTAACACTAAACTCAGTCTCAATATTATTAATTCCTCCTATATATGTTTGATTAGATGTACCAAAACGCGGTGTAAATTCTACATCTCTAAAGTTATAATCTGTATCTTGTAAATTGGTTACATTAGCCGAAGATTTAAGGATTTGAGTTTTATTTAAGTAAACATCTTTTAACGCCGCTAAATTATAATTATTTGTTCCTTTTGTGTAAGCCGCCGCACTTGGGAAACCTTCAATTTCTCCCTCTCCTAATACCTCTACAAAAGTTGCAAATTGCTTGGAACCGAGAATTTCTTTAGGCAGCGTCGGATCATTTATTAGACCCAATGCAGATAAAACCGTCCGATTGAAAAATACCATTAGGCAGTTCCTTTAACTTGAACAGTATCAATACCAGCGCTAACAATAACGGAACCGGTGAAGATTTCTCCAAAAATTAAATTAACAGGAACACCCGAACGGGATACATTTTGAACGCCACTAAATGAATAGTTACTTTGCGGATCTAGACCAGAATCCCCGCCGCTGAAAGTTGGTATATCAGGAACAGGCGTAAGCATTTGAGAAACGCCACCTAAAGCAAGACTAACTCCGATACCTGTTGCAATACTTCCAACAGCGATGGACCCCGCACCT